ATACATAGCGTAGGTGGGACCCGACTTATTGCCGACGCGCCAATCGCTATCACCGTTACCCGGAATGGGTGTACCGAAAACACTAACAAATTCTGAAAAAGAATCAACGGTGACGGGGCGCAGGCCTGGGCCTTTTTGGGCTCGGCCGATGAGGACGGGCCCTATGCCAGCTGGAGAAGCTGGAACCTGGGAATTATCAATCTCATTAACAAAAACGCCAGGCGAAACAAACTTATAATTTTTAATGGTCATGCGGACTATTCTCCTATTAAACGTGCATTCTTAATAAGTAGTGTAAAATCTGGTCAAGAGTACTATTCTCTATATTTTCCATCCTTAATATTATCAGGTATATCGCCCATAATTACGTGCTCTCTGGGAATGGCAATTTCCACCGCATTTTGACGCTTAATAATCTTGGGCCTTTCACGGTTTGGACCCTCCCCCATTAGGTACCCCAAAACCTCAATACTGATGTCAGTTTCGAAGTTTCTACGTTCCATGCCCATATCTTTAGCATTTGAGTTATCAGAAAAGCCTCCATCGATAAACATCTCATAAAAATGTCCCTCATTCTCTAGGCGCCGAGGGGTCCGCGAATTGCCAGGAATAGTAACAAAAGGAGTGAGTAGATCATTCATCTGTTGTTGATACTCCGTCCGCAACGCTACCGAATAGGTGACCTTTACCCAGGTGGGGATGGGCATCGTAATGGTTTCATAAACGGTTTTGCTAATTGATTGATCCCGCGCAGGCGCATTTAGGCCCTTACTCTTAACGCGATCGCCGCCACCATAGGTGCGCTTAACGGTGGCATTTTGAAACTTTGACGTTTTATCTTGATTAAGGCGGCGCGCTACCGTGATGGTTCCTCCGCGTGGATCGTCTATAGGATAAAGGTTGGCATAAACACTGCCTCTGAAGTCTTGTTCCTTTGTGAGGGATGTACGAGCCAGAGTGATCATCGGAAGGATGAGAGCGTGCTCCTTGTCTCGTAAATCCTGATTGCCTTTAATTTGGAATGAGCGTTCTGTAGAGGACCAAATAACAGGTACCTGTTTAAAACCCTCATTGGTAGTGGTAAAGAGATCCAAGCGTTCATTAAGAAATTTAAGCATGGCCCCATCAATAGTTTCTATTGTTGAAGGCATAAACTCTATTTCTTGAAGGTTTCCTTCAACTCTTTCATTCCCCACGGGCGCCCATCTTAAAGCAAACTTGTCCTTCTGAATTTGTCTTTGTGTTCTTTTACTGTCTGACACGGAAATTTCCCTCCCTGGCCTTAATACACTCAGCGGTTATTTGGAATTTATGTTCGACTTGGCCGAAATAGTATCGAGTATCATCATAAGTTCGTACGAGTTCATAAAACTCATCCCCGTACTGCACAAAGTCTCCAACGCGGACATACAAATCTTGATCTGCAGTCAATCTTTTGTTGTGAAAGTGTACAGTTAGCTTGGTGGTGTACTCATAACCATAGCGGTCGTGTGTTTGTTCATTCTCAACCACAACGTATGCATATACCCGTACGGGGGAGTAAGTAACCTTATTAATGGCCTCTCCATACACAGGATGAAAATTGGAATGCTCGATGCTCACGGGATAATAGGCAACCGTTTGCCCAATCACGCGCTCGACTAGCTCATCGTTAACCTGTTTAACAAGGTCGCGCTCCTTCTGCCCAAAAAACATAGGAGGCGGGGGCGCCTTGGGTGCTGACCATTTATTTTTAGGGTCGTCAGCCATCTATCTACCCCACATATATGCCGGCAGGAATAGTAGCCAGCATCTTATTGCTGTTATCGCTAGCGCCAGAATCCTTTTCAATCAAGGCTTGATAGGTCAACTCATCAAGTGTTACTTTAAGTTCTTCTCGTAATGCATCCTGCTCGGCTTTGGCTTGCCCCAATAAATCAGCAAAATTTAAGGTCACGCTCTCACCAGGGATTGGGATGACACTAAACTTGCCACGGATTTGGCCAAGCATCTCTTTGGTAAGAGCCAAGGCAAATCTACGAATCCACTGCTTCCCAATTGAATTAATCTTATCATAAGGAAGATTATTAAACGGCAACTGATTCATATTATTAACTCCCTTAACCCCTGTTCTTTGGTCGGTAGAATCATCCGCCCAGGGCGTAGTCTCTCCTACCGTAAATTGTACCCAGAACTTCTCTGGAGAAGACGCATCAGGGTAAGGATATATTCTTAATTTATTATTTTTTATCTCGTAGGAATAATGTGAAATCCGTACATTTAAAGCATCTTCATACGCCATGGCTTGAAGTTTATTTTGCCACACCGGTACAATATCAAACGTGGAGTCGTCTGCGTATTGGCCATATGTTCTCAGGTTTCCAACCACGGAGAACCCTCCATAATACCCATAGAATCTCCACATGGCCCGAGGGGTTCGGTAGAATACTTTGCGAATTATAATTCGTTCACTACCTACCTTACCATAATATGCCTTACTTGTGTCGGTAGCAGCAGAAGAAGAGATATGAGCCTGCAAATCATAATCTTGTTGCCCTGCTTTGCGGTCGATCGATGCAGAATAAATGGGAAGTGTTCCCCCGAGGCCTGTCTCGGTAATTGCTCGATCGGCCATTTTATTCATATATCCATAATTGAATTTGGGATATCGCAACTCAATATCGGATCCGGAGAGAGAATCTCCGCTATCGATTTGTCCGTCTTCATTGAAGGATGCCGTCGTGGCCCCCAATAAACTTGAAAGCGAATTTTTACTTTGGTGAATATTAACAATATACGAATATTCTAGAACCGCTTCTTCGTAGGCAGAATAAACATTCCCCTCTGCCAACTCAATATCCAATACATCTCCGCCTAGCTTTTTATACGTATACGCCACCTGATTCAGGGCGCCCGTAAGGAAAGCGGCACTTTGATAGATTCCAAAAGGTAGTGTCGTGATAACAGCGCCGGCGGTTCCTGTTACCGGCAAAATATTTGTATTCGTTGAAGAAGTTGGATTTAGTTTGGGGATCGCCATTTATATTACCTCAATAATCTATTACTAAATAGAAAGCCCCGCCTCAAAAGAGACGGGGCTTTTACTATTTTGACCTTACGTCAGCTATGATTAAACTAGGTCGCGAACGACAACCAATCCATACATATCTGGACGAACCATCTTCTTGGCATATCGGGTCATCACGCCTTTGCGGGGCACGAAGTCTTCAACACCGAAGATAGTCGGAGTGGTCTGTAGCGGCACATAAGGTGCGTATACATATCCACTCTCAAGGAAGCTACTTCCACGTCGACCCACAAGGATCAAGTTACGTACGAAGTAAGGATCGACCATAATGTCGAACTTCTTAGAGAGCGAACCAACCTTGACAGCACCCGCGTCGCCGCGATCACTATCAGCAGTCACATTAGCACGGAAACCAGCCGTGAACTCAAGGACGTTGGCAACTTCAGGTCCGCAGACGACGAAGTTGGCAGCACCACGGAGAGTCTTCCGGTGGATCTGTGCAGAGACATCATTGATGGTCTCAATGAGAGTCTCATACCATTCGCTCACGTTACCAGTGAAATCGGGGGTGACGGTGCTAGCACCAATTTCACCACCAGTCTCACGGTTCAGGAAGCGACCGGGAGCACGGGACCAGTAACGAGTACCGGCAGTAGCGCCACGGACGAGATCGGTAAGGATCTCCTGATCAATCTCAAGAGCGATCTGCTCAGAAAGAATCTGAGTAAGCTCGACTTCAGCGTCCAGGTTGTGATAGGCATTAAGATCCTGTCCCAACTCCGGGGTCCACTTGGCCTTGAGCTTCTTGGTAACCGCTGTGACAGCCACGGAATCGATCTTGATGTCGATCTCTGGGATTCTCTCGTTTCCTTCGAGTCCCCACGGGTTTGTCGCAGCAACGGAACCAACAGCACCGCCAGCAACGAAACGATCCTTGATAGGATAGTTCAAAGTCTTACACGACGTAATTGAAGCGGAAGCATTAGCAACACTAGAACCAGTAGCAACCAACAAAATATTGGCGCTATAGTCGTTGGACTCTGTACCCTGAGATGCTTTTACATCCCTACGGGTCAAGCGACGGATCTGACGACCAGTGGTCAAAGACCCAGAAGTAGCACTCAGCATTAGCACACCAATAAAGTCATCACCATTAATCACATCTATTTCACTTGTCAAAACACTAGCGGAAATAGTTGCAACCGCAATGAAGGATCCAGACAAGTCCGGATCA